CTCCGAAGAGGCTTTTCTGCTTTTATAGCTCGGTATTACCAGCTGCACCTATTATTTCCCGGTGCAGGTCTCTTTGACTGCATGTTACGTTTTCTTAAGTCTCTTTTCATCTAGAGCTTCATAAAAACACTCTAATAGTATCTTTGAAAGATAACTTCTAGTGGTCGAGAGATCACTGAAGTAACTTTTGATTGATACTACTGGTAAGTATTCAACCGGAGAAACAGTACCTGGTTCTAAATCATCCAATACTGTGAACATAAGAAATTGTAGCTCACGTGATGTCTGAGTTAGAGACAGCACAATAGGATGGCTACCAGAAAGGTCGCCTATACTCCTATCTGCCAAGGCCTTATCACTGCAAGGCACGCAAATGGATTTAAAACCTTTTAATATGTCGGGTAAATCCCGTTCCATATCTAAAGATTTTATTTTCATTGCTTTATCTATAATGTTCTGTGTCCGTTTAGTGATGATGCGTTGCACCATCTCTTCACGGGTGAGACAAAAGGTTGAAGAACCTTCCTTGATTTCAAGGGGGGCGTCAACATTGTTTCTTAACCAGAATATATATTTAAAGCGTTGAAGATCCTCCGATTTAAGGATCTGAGACAAACCGTAGTGGTCTGTATCAGGGGCAATGAAATCTCTCTCTCGTAATATATCTACTAAGTCCAGCATATGTACTTGGCTGTTCTTATTTAGTATATTATGTTTGATTGATGACATTTCCTGGCCTCGTAGAGCGAGCCTTTTGGCAAACTCTATTTGGCTATTTTCCTCGTCACCAATAACTGATTTTGTAAGATTGATTTTAACACCAATCTTACTCATCAGATCTTGGTAGCGTCGTGCCACTTCCTTATCATATATCACAACATCATCTCCAAGAAGCCTATACTGCTTAAAGAACTTTAACGGTAAACCGTTATGGAACCTTTTGTAGTTTGCGGCAAATTGGATTATGTCATGATGCCAAAGAGAAAAGCTTGGAAAAGAAGATAGTAAACCTAATGGTTGACCTACCTCCCACCTAACGCTTTTCTTTAATGGTTTGATGAAGAAGTTACGCTTCGTCATTACTTTATACCAATTATCAGCTACACTTAGATTACTCATTAACTGAAGACGGTATTTCTGCATACTTGCAGGAATCCTATCTGATGCTGATGATAAATCGAAACAATACGTCGGTTTACCTCTGCTATGCAGTACAAGGTTGTTGAAACCTCTATTCTGATTTGCAGTTGTATCTGTCGGTATTGATTGTAGTGTCTTATACAGAGCGATCTGTATAGGCTTCAATGATAATTGACTCCAGTAATCTCCTATTGCAAACTTTCTTGTTTTACCGCCAGGCTCGGCTGAAAAGCCAAGTCTTCCTGTAAACAACTCAGTTTCAGTATTAACTAATTCGGATTGTTTTTCCATCCAAGAAGTGATCCAATTTTGCTCTAAAGCATTATTGAGTCCTTTTATGGCAGGATACAATTCTTTATCATTTATTACTGCACTTGCATCTAGATGAGAACATGCGACCGAAGGTCCATTTGGACCTTTCGATAACGATGTTATCACTTTTGACCAAGGGGCAATAGGATCTTGTAAAGACCCTAGGTACCATTTACGAGTTTTGGTAAACCTTTTTAGGAATTTATTAAACTCCCTGGTGAGATTCAGAACTGCATATTCTTCTTGAAGAGTATGTTTGGCCGTAATCGCATCCAGATCAGAGTAATCTATTTCTAACCTGATTTGTTCAAAACCACGAACTATACTTAGAGCAACTCTTTGTTCATCTCTATTACCTTTGATGAGTGGTTTTAATAACCACAAGGTCTTAGGAATGTTCAATTTGTCTACTTTACAGAACGAAAGCGGTTGAGTGGGAAGCTTTAACAGATAGTTACGTAGAAATGCGTAACTTTCTTTATAGCGTCCTAAAGTGTACTGTTTTCCTTTGTTCTTAATAGAACGCTGGAATTCGGTTTCATACTTAATCCAGATGTCTAAAACTTTAGAATATGTAACATTATCCAGTTTCAGAGAAGCTATAAACGCTAATCTATTTCTGCTTAATGTTTTCATAATTTAAATGTTAATGGACCTTTGGGTTGCTCTCTCGTGCGGAAATGCACGGTGCCTCCATAATTACATTGGGACTAAGAGAA